GGGCCGTCCTGCATGGGAACCCTATTCTGAAGCTACCTACGAGATCAGGCGTCGTATGGGTGGCGGGACTCCTGGTAAGCTCCTGAACAGGACTGGCGCCTTGCAGCGTGCTATGAAGCAGTTCAATATTTGGACGGTTAACAGCAACGCTGCTATTCTCCTTGATCTTCCTTCTAGTGTATCCTATGGCAAGATCCACCAGGGAGGGTACTCGAGAGGCGGCGTAGTTGCCGCTATGAAGAAATCCGGTCCTGGCGGAAGCAGGATCCTAGGCAACCTTGAGAAGTCCCGTATTGCTCTCCAGAAGGCAAAAGCAGGAGGGGGCAGTACCAAGAACTTCAACTTCAGTATCCCTGCTCGTCCTTTTGTTATGCTACAGCAGGAGGACGTTCCTGCAATCCAAAGAGTGTTCGAGGATTGGCTTAAAGAGCGTGTCGATGCTCATTGGGGTAAGGTGACCCGATGACTACTGACTCGTACGTTGCTCTGTGTGACTACTTGTTCGACCTGATCGAGAGTAACAAGGTTACCATCGGTCTTCCTGTAGCCACAGATGTCGTCAACGTGTTCTATGGAGATCAAGACACGATCCAGTTCGTGCCTGCTATCTGTGTAGAGCCTGACAACAAGCACCGAGAGTACAATGGCGTTCCACGTAGGACTGAGAATACTTTCCGGATCGGTATTCTGATCTACCACGGAAAGCTGACTGATCCTCAGACCAACCGAAGAGATGCCGATGTAATGTCGGAAGCAGTTGAAACACTGATTCACGCAAACCCTCAGTTTGGTGGACTTGTAATCAGTAGCCTAGTTAGTGACATCGATTCAGGTTACCAGAGAAAAGGTGACAATACTGTTCTGCGTTCCTCTAGGCTAACTGTTACAGGAATATCGCAGACGATACTACCCCCTGGCCCATGATGATGGAGGTGCAAGACATGGGATACAAGTTGGAACTGGATCTCCCGAACGTGGGAAAGGGCGTGGAGGTCTACCTCGAAGGACTCGGCATGTTCGAGAACCCTGGAGAGTACGAGATCAGTGACGAGCAGGCTGAAGAGTTCCGTGTAGCTCATCAGGTTGTTACGTACCACCAGGACCCAGACAACGGGCTCATCACGAGCACCGATATCGAGCCTGGCCCGACTGTTCTGCAGTACTTCAAGGATCGCGAAGGCATTACTGTCTCGACTCCGAAGAAGGCTACGACCAAGAAGGCCGCCGCTCCTCAGAACAAGGTTCCCGAAGATGAGGATCCCGGTACTGTCGACGAGGATGATGTGCCTGATGTGATTCCTGACGGTGGCCCCCAATCGGAGGGTTCACCCGACCCTGTGGTGAGTGAGGCAGACAAGAGCGCGGGTGACGGCTCGAGCAACGAGAACAAGGGAGGTGACCAGTAATGGTTGTAGGCATTGGCGCTGGCGGTGCACTAGGCGTAGCCTTCGAGACGACTCAGGGTACCTACCTTGCTCCGACGAAGTTCGTTCCGATCGATAGCGAGTCCCTTCAGTACCAGCAGGACACCGTATGGCGTAGGCCGATTCGGTACACGGCTGAGATCCTGGGTGCTGTCGCGGGTAACTCGCACGTTGAGGGCGATCTGACCCTTGACTGCACCGAGGACGTACTGATCTACTTCCTTCGTGCTGCACGTACTACGTGTGTGAAGACGGGCACTGCTCCCAACTTCACCTACACGTTCACTCCTACTGCTGCAGCTGTGCCTGCTAAGACGTTGTCGATTGGTATCGACCGTAATGGCATGGTGCATGGTTACACAGGCTGCATTGTGTCGAGTTTCACGATCTCCATCGAAGACGGTGCGCTCAAGCTCAACGCGAGTATTGTAGGCAACACCGAAGCTGCTCAGTCAGTATTCACGGGTGTGACGTGGCCTACGGTTTCTCCGTTCGGAATGGGCCTGTACTCGATCGAGATCCCAACAGCAACCGCGGTGTTTGATACCGACAGCTTTAACTTCCAGGTTGAGGACAACGCGGAGCCGCAGTACCGGCTGAAGAATACAGGTACGGGTGCACAGTTCGTTGCGTTCGGGGAGCGCTCGACGTCTATGAGCGTGGAACGTGACTTCGAGAACCGTACCGAGTACGATGCCTTCAAGACGCTCACGTCCAAGAGCATCACGTTGAAGGCAGTTCGTGGTATCAACAACTCCATCGAGATGATCATGCCTGCCTCGATTGTCAATACCTACGAGGTAGGGTTGAGTGGTCAGGGTGATCTTCTGCGTGCGTCGGTCAATTACAATGGCGTCGTGGATGCGACTGGCAAGTCGTATTCGATCATTGTCAAGACGCAGGAAGACATCGTCGTTCCGTAACTGGCAACCAGTCCTGAGGGAGGACCAAATGCCTAAAGCAACCGTGGATGTCGAGTCCACACAGAAGTACGAACTGAAGACGTGTCCAGAGGGATTCGTTGTTCTGCGTCGCATGTCGTACGGCCAGATCCTGCAGCGTCGGATGTTCACCAAGCTTGAAGTGGGTGGCTCCGGCGGAAAGGATTTCCGGGGAGAGCTGGCTATGGCGAACGCTAAGATCACCGAGTTCGAATACGCCAAGTGCATCGTCGATCACAACCTCGAAGACGCATCGGGCAGGAAGCTCGATCTCACCAGAGCTGCCGACTTCAACCAACTCGACCCTAAGATCGGTCAGGAGATCGAAGGGTACATCACTGAGATGAACAACTTCGAGGCAGATGAGGAAAACTCAGAACCCGGATCAGAGCAAGTGTAGTCCTGAACCGAGAGCCCGATATAGAGACGGCAATGTTTATCGGGCTTGCGAGTATGTGTCGTAGGTTCAGTTGTCTACCTGGTCCGGGTGGTCTGCTCGAGCAAGACGGTTACATCATGATGGGTGTCGGTATAGCTATGGATGCTATAGCTGAGCAGGAAGATAAGAAAGAGCAGGACCGAGCAGCTCGAATGGCTGCATCAGCTAGGCACAAGTGAGAGGAGGACACGATGGCGCTTTCGACACGTGAAGTGTTCCTGATCCTTCGTGCTCGTGACGAAGCGTCTCGTGTCCTCAAGGACTTCTCCAAGAACGTAAAGAACCTCGACAAGGATACTATTGCCGCTGCGCAGGCACAGATCTCTAAAGGTCAGGCCCTGTCTTCCATCGGCGTAGGTCTTGCTGCAGCTGGTACTGCAGCTGCTGCCTTCTTCAAGTCTGCAGTCGACGCTTCGATCGAGTATACTCGTCAGGCTGCTCTGACTAAGACTCAGACTGATAAGGTTCAAGTTAGTATCGAGCAGTTGAAGGATATTGGTCGAGAGCTCGGTGCTTCCGTTCCGACCGATTTCGATAAGATTCAGACGTCACTGTATGACATCTTCTCGTCCATCGATGTGAACTTGCCTCAGGCTAAGAGGTTGCTGAAAGAGTTCGCGATGGAGTCTGTTGCAGGTCAGGAGAGTCTGCAAGAGGCTGGCAAGGGTACTGTTGGTATCCTGAACGCGTTCAAGATTCCTATCAAGGATGTTCGTACAGTCTCCGACACTATGTTCCAGTTGGTTCGTAAGGGTGTCGGTACCTATCAGCAATTCAACCGTACTATTGGTCGAGCTGTCCCTTCTGCAGCTCGAGCTGGCCAGAGCTTCCAGAGTCTCGCTGGTATGATGGCGTTCTTGACTCGTAATGGTATCTCTGCTGCTATGGCTTCTGCTTCTGCAGGTCGTGCACTTGATGCTATCTCCAACCAGAAGGTTGTTGGCCGTCTGGAAAAGATGGGTATTCAGGTCAAGAACGCTGCTGGCGAGTTTAAGCCTATGGATCAGATCATGACGCAGCTCGGCAAGAAGATGAAGGACATGACAGGTCCTGAACGTGCTGCCGCTCTGAACGATCTATTTAAGGGTGCTGGTGGAACTATTCAGGCTCGTCGGTTCTTTGACCTTGCCGTTAAGAACTACGCGCAGCTGACACAGTATACCGATGCTATGCGTAATAGCAAGGGTGCTATGAAGCAGGCCTACGACATTATGTTCCATCAACCACAGTCGCAGGCTATATTGCTGTCTAACAATATCAAGATCCTGAAGACCATCGTTGGCGATGCTCTTGTGCCTGCATGGCTGAAGCTTACAGGTGTCATGATTAAGGTTGTGAAGTGGTTCAACAACTTGAGCCCACATACTCGTACCTTGATTGTGCGACTTGCTGCTCTGGCTGCAACGCTAGCAATTGTCATCGGTGGTGTTATCGCTGTTGCCGGTGCTATCTTGATGTTCATGGGCGCAATGGCTCTGGCAGGTGTAGGCCTTGGAACGGTCGCAGCAGTAATCGGTATTGTGATCGCAGCAGTCGTTGCTCTAGGCGTAGGGATCTTCTTCCTCGTCAAGTATCACAAGCAGGTCTGGGCCTTTATGCAGAAGACCTGGGACAATGCAGTTAAGTTGTTCAACAAGGTCAAGGATGCTGTATGGGGCTTCCTCCAAGGACCTCTCGCTGCATTGAAGGAATGGTTCCAGAACGCTGGAGCGATGTTCGCCAGTATCGGTATGGCGATTGCAGGCTTCGCTGGTGCTATTGCTAAGTTCTTCGGTCCTGCCCTATCCGAGATTGGCGGATGGTTTAAGGATGCAGGCAAGTACATCGCTTCTTGGTGGAACGACGTCTTTGGCAGGTTCATTAGCTTCGTTGTTGATGCCAAAGACGCCATCATTAAGTTGGCAAAGGAGATCTGGGATGGTATCGGTCCTGGGCTAACTGATATCTGGAACGGCATGCGAGAGGGCTTCTCGAAGGCTTGGAAGGCTATTAAGCCCGCACTCGATGCATTCAGAGATGCTCTGCCGGTTATTGGTAAGATGGCTGTTGATATTGCAGAGACACTCCGTGACCGATTCATGGGGTTCGCAAGGGTGCTTCGTCCGATCGTTGAGTTCCTTGGTAAGGTGTTCCTAGGGACTCTGAAGGTTCTGCAGATTGTCATTATCGCTATTGCTAAGGGTGCCTTCGCGTTCATTCGAGTAGTTGTACTGACAGTGATTGCAGTCTTCAAGGTCCTGGCCTCCGTCCTAGGAAAGGTCCTGCCTCCAGTCTTTGAACTGATTGGCAACTTGGTCGGTAGGATCATCAACATCTTCAGGGGTCTAATCGAGTTTGTCCTAGGCGTGTTCTCTGGTAACTGGGCCAAGGCTTGGGAAGGCATTAAGCTAATCATTGGCAACACCCTTGGAGCTATCTGGGACATTATCAAGGGTGTAGGCAAGACGATCGCAGGCTACTTCGTTGGACTCGTTCAAGGTATTGTTAAGGCTGCTAAGTGGCTTTGGGATAAGCTTGTAGGCCATTCGATCTTCCCCGACATTGCTGCTGGCATCATTTATTGGTTCAAGTACCTTGTCGGTCTTGGGCCGCGACTCTTTGCGCAACTGATTACCGCCATTGCTAAGCTTGCCAAGAGCTTGTACGACAAGATCGTTGCTGTTGCTAAGTCGATGCCTGAACCCTTTAAGCAGGCAGCTTCTTGGCTTTACCAGCGTGGTAAGGATTTCATTCAAGGTCTGCTGAGAGGCATTCAGGCCATTGCTGCTACGATCAGTACCTGGATCTACAACCACATTACAAGTCCGCTAGTTGCTGCATTCAGTAAGGCTGGTACTTGGTTGGTACAGGCAGGTAAGAACGTGCTGGCAGGGTTCTGGAATGGTCTGAAGGAGATCTGGACAAAGGTTACTGAGTGGGTATCTGGCATCGCTCAGTGGATCAAGGATCACAAGGGTCCTGTCTCTCTTGATGGTAAGCTTCTTGTCCCTGCTGGTAAAGCCATCATGCAGGGCTTCCTCGATGGTCTGAAGAGCGGTGCTGGTAAGGCTTGGGACTTTGTCACTAAGGTTGGCGGTAAGTCTGTTGAGGCTCTCAGGGCTGGCTTGAATGTAATTGACGAGCACATCTCCGTACCTAACGCAACTGGTATGGCAAAGATTGTACAGACTGTTGCTGCCAGCTTCGGTTGGGGTTCAGGTGACCAGTGGGCTGCTCTGTACCAGCTAGTTATGCACGAATCGGGTTTCCGCTCTAATGCACAGAACCCGACGTCAACAGCGTACGGTCTGTTCCAGTTCCTGAACTCCACTTGGGGAAGCGTTGGAGGACACAAGACTTCCGATCCTACTCTGCAGACCATTTACGGTTTGAAGTACATCCAGAGGAACTACGGCGACCCGATCAACGCTTGGCGTTCCTGGCAGAGTCGTTCACCTCACTGGTATGCAAAGGGTGGACAGATCAACGAGCCTGTCTTTGGTATCGGAGCTAGGTCCGGACACCCATACGGCTTCGGCGAGCGTGGTAAGGAATGGGTCTTCAACGAAGAGCAGATGGCTGCAATGGGTGGTGGCGGTACTACTGTGCCAATTACGATTTACACTCAGGAGATTGACCCGCGCAAGCATGCCGCTGACTTGGGCTGGGAGCTCGGAAAGAGGGTGGGGTAATGGCTCTCACTCAAGACTACACCTTCCAATACAAAGAAGACGGCATCATTCTCAACAGTGATGCGAGTCCAACGGATCCGTTCGTCGACATTACAAACGTAACAGGTCTTGACAGTGGCGAGTTTAGGACTGCCGATCGTACACGTGAAGGTGGCGATGGTGGGTTTCTGGACACAGGCTTCAAAGAGATGCGCACTGTCATTCTGACAGGTACGATCTACGGGAATGAAACTTACCTAGAGCAGCTACGTGCTAACTTCAAACCGTTCAAGAAGGGCGAGAACGGATTTGTGGGAGGCTATCCACTGTATTACTCTGCGGACGGTTTGTACCGTAAGGTAATTGCACGCAGCTTGGGAATGCAGTACGACTGGGCGACTCTACGTCGTACAGGAAAGACTGAAGTCCAGTTCCAGCTCAAGTGTGAGGACCCGACGATCTATGATGCCACGACGAAAGAGTCTCAGCATCTCACACTGCTGCCTACGACTGTCTCAGGCTATGGATACCCTCGAGGATATCCTCGTACGTATGGTGGCGGCCTGTCTGGTGGAGGCGGTGTCAATGTGGCTAACAACGGAACCGCCGTCTCCTACCCAGAGATCACGATTCTTGGACCTTGTGACAATCCGTACGTGGTTAACGACTCGTGGCCCACGAACAACATCCCAAGGATCAAACTCTCAGGGTCTCTAGGAAATGGCGACTCAGTTGTCATCAACATGCTGTACCGCACAGTACGCTTGAATGGTACAGCCAATAGGCGAACCTGGGTACTCCCTCCATATGTCTGGTGGGGTCTTGTACCAGGTAACAACTTCATCAGGTTTGGTGCCGATACAATGTCGGGAGCTGAAGCATACCTGACCTACAGTGACGCGTTGGAGTAGACATGGTAGAACTTAATCCTCCCCTTCACCTGCAGAACCGTACAGACCACACGGCTCAGGGTGATAGGCTTTTGCTTCGGTCTCTTTGGCGTGTAGGAGGCGTTGCGCAGTCTGGCGACTTGCTAGTAGCTGCTCAGGGCTCCCCCAACATGTCTGTAACTGTAGCAGCAGGTGCTGCTATCGTTCCCGGCACTGAAAGCGCTTTCCAGGGTACGTACCACTGCTTCAACGATGCGTCCAAGACAGTCACGATCGCTGCGTCTGATCCTTCCAACGCTCGCAAGGACATCATTGTTGCGAAGGTTCAGGATCAAGCGTACTCAGGCGCAACGAACGCCTGGTCGCTCGTTGCCGTTACTGGTACTCCTTCAGGCTCTCCTGTTGAACCTGCACTACCTGCTAACGCGATCAAGCTTGCTACGGTCAACGTTGCTGCAGGCGCAACCTCTATCACGAACGCCAACATTACCAACGTGACTACTCAGGCTCGTCGTACGGACAACGTATGGCAGCAAGTAGCTGCAGGGTCTCTCTACCAGTGGTACAACTCGGCT